AACACTAAAATTCGGACTAACTAAATATTGCTTATCATTAATTATTCTTGCCATTAACCTTTTTGTTCTTTTATGTACTTTTCCATATCTGAAGTTAGGAACTTTTTTAATTTTTATAAATTTTCTCTTCGAAAATCTTACTAATAAATCGATCCATAATGCTGCATTTTCTGATACTTGGTTTTTATAGTAATCAGCATGGTCTATTAAATCTTGTTTATATGTTCTAATGCTTTTTTCCCAAAGATCATCATCATATAAGTTGGCAATTTCATAGGCAGAAATCCTTGAGCGAATTCCTGCTTGATAGATTTTAACTGATTTTATGTTAGGTAATCCTAATTCTACAAGAATAGCCAATTCTTCGATAGTATCCGCTTCTTCAATTAAATTCTGTTTCTTCATTTTCTTTGAAATACCATTGAGAACCCAAGGCATATTGAAAGAATAATGTTGAGTTACTATATTAACTGCATTTTCATGTTGAACGATATCTGACATGGATATTCCACTTAACCACTTTTTTCGTATCTCTTTTATATCAACACTATCTTCAAATTTTTCTTTATATATATTCACATCTCTAATGACGTCTTCTATATTTTCAAGAAGTGAAATGCGTTCTTCTAATGTTTTATCACTTACTATATAGCTTTGAACAATACTAATAATCTCGCTAAGCTTCTCATCTATTTGCAAATCTGAATTGATTGGAATACCAGAAGATACAATACTTTCCCAAATACTTTTTTCTATCCCTACCTTTTTTGTTATACCTTTAATTCTAGCCTTTATAAAATCGAGAACTTCATCGCCAGTAATATCTTCATAATATTGAGCTTGTATATAGGCTAAGGATTTAGTAAAATAACTATCAATCCATTCCAATGTGTTTCCTTCAAAATTATTCGAATTATGCAATGATAATAATCCGTCATCAATCAAATCAAGAAGATCATTAACTTCATCTAAAGACTCATCAATTTCATTAATACGATTTTCAGCAAGTAAATTAATTAAGTTATCAAATGCTATTCCGTTAAGTTGAGCCACTGTTTTAAGTGTCCTTATTAGTTCCAAACAACCACTCTCTGCTCTATCTATATTACTCTTATTAAGATATGCAGAAATCATTTTTCTTTCCCAATTTATTTTATTCTCGTCTTTTTTGGTTATATCATGAGCAACTAAAATTTTGCCTTCATGATCTACAAAAGCACGCCCCGCTCTACCAGCAATATTCCAAAAATCTCTTTTCGTAATAGGATTACCTGATTGATACAAAGTTGAGAAAATTACAGTAGAAACTCCAAGATTAACTCCTTGTCCTAATGTTGAAGTCGCTATAATAACTCTTGGCTTCTCACTTCTCATTAATCTTTCTAAGGGAATTCGCACATCTGAGATCAAATCTGCATTATGACAGAAAATTCCTTGTTTAGCAAACTTAACCCATTCCGTATCTTCACCATAAGATTCTATGCAAGCCAGTTTAAAGGCTCTCCAATTGGCCTTGTTTCTAAATCTAAACTTCTGTTCTTCAGGCTGAATACATTTTTCATACTCTCTTGCAATGGCAAAAACAGATTTCTTGATTCCAACGAATATTAAAACAGGACCAAACTTCCTTAGTTTATATGCAGTAGAAGCTATGGCTTGGTTCTTATTTTCAGGAAAGTAATGCATTATCCTTTCTTTAGGCTTCTTAGGCAACTTTTGTCGCATAATAAAATTAGGATTAAATGAATTTCTTTCTGCATCAGTGCTTTTCCAATTTAAATTCACAGAAACTCCATTCCATTCCATTATTCCGATTCTTTCATCAGAAGGTCGCCAATTCTCTTTGTAAACATTATCAGTAGAATCCGTTAGCCATTCAGATAGATCTTCTGCATTGGGTAAAACGGCAGATAATAACAAGAATCTTCCACCATTAGCTTTTACATGATACTTTAATTCCTCATAAAACATTTCATTAACTATGAGTCTTTTATCAGTTCCCAATAAATGTCCTTCATCTATAATTACAAGTTTGATACATGATAAAATATCCTCATTGCTTCTAAAGAGTGCTTTGGCCTTTTCTGGTGTTGCTACAATTACGGATGATTCGTCTATAATTCTTTCATCAAGCTTACTAAATAAACTTCCACCATATAGATGTGAGACTGAAACATCAAGATTGCTAAAAATCTCATCAAACGAATTTTCTATTTCGTAAGCTAGTGATCTATAAGGGGCTATAAAAAGAATTTTCGCTTTAGGTTCATTTAATAGACAGTTTAAAATCGCAATTTCACCAATTCTTGTTTTTCCACTACTTGTAGGAATGCTAACAATACTCCCCTGCTTATTATTCAAAACCTTTGGTAAAGAGTTTCTTTGAGTAAGAAACAATTCTGTTATACTGCCATTTTTATAAACTAATGATTGTATATACTTTAACGGAAGTTTATCTTCCGTATTAAAATAATTTCCTAATACATACCATAATGAGGATTCTTTAAATCCATCTATAATGAGAAGTAATAATCGAATAACCCACCAAACATCAGGTTCACCTCTCATTGCGGCTACTTCTTGAAGATTTACAAGATCCTTTTTTGCAATTTCTAAAAAATCTTTGTTTCCTGTCTGATAAAATTGCACATAATAATTTAATGATTTTGCTATAATTATCTCATAAATTTTTGTAGCATTATCTTCTTCAAAATGTTCAGCCAGATATTCATCCCCATAACTGGAGTTTGTAATAAGTTTATCGATTTCACTTAATAACTGATCAAATTTTCTATTAAGAAATAGAGATACTAAACTTGAAATCATTGTATCACTCTCAAGTTTGCCTATAAGTATAAATGCCTTAGAGTATTGAAAACAAACGTAATAAGAAAGAGCGGAGATTAGACAAAATAGTTTCTTATTTTTTGTCTGAATATGAATAGAACCGTGTATATACTCAAGTATTAAAGCTCCTTTTTCTAGAGAATGAGATGCTTTTAGATAATTATGTTCACTAAAATAATTACATCCAATATTTAGATATTTGAAAGCTAAGATATTTAGCTGCTCATCTTTAATTGTATATCGAGGAAAATTTTCTTTAGATTCTTCCGTATTATATAGGATATATCTAGCGTTAGCTTGAGCTATTAAGTTTTGCAAAGTAGAATCTGATTCTAATTCTTGGTAGCTTTTTTCAACATGCTCTATATTCATAATAAATCAGGGTTAGATATTAGTTCTTCTGCTTTTTCAAATATGGATTTAATAAACTCTTCTGGCTGACCAATTCCAATAGAAATGAAAACCAAATTTGAATTATCACTATTCAAATGTTTTTCAACTGTTTCTGAAGTCTTGGTATTACTTAGTAACAAACCAACATAAATAAGGTCGCCTCTATCTTTTATATCTTGCACTATATAATCATCCAGCTTTCGAGCAAGTAATTCATCTGATTTTGCTATTTCTTCTACTAAGAAAGTGTACGATAAAGGCAAAGTATCTTTGTTTAAAGATTTGGTAATATCTTCAACTACATTCTTTTGAGGAGTAGTGCGAAATTTCGATTCTCCCAAATAAATTTTGATTTTCTCATTACCATTTTCTTCAAATAAATCAACCATCAAAGTGTCATCTCCTTTAATGGCTTGATCAACATTTGGATTATATTTCAATTTATATACCTTGATAAATTCTTTTTTTTGTGATGCTTGAATATAATCAGTAAGTAATATTTCCGTAGCATTACCTTTTTTCACCTTATCCGTAATAGGTAATTTTCTATGCTGCTCTGCATATTTAGCAAAGCCTAAACTTTTATATTTTTCTTTTAACCTAGATATTCTAAACTGAGTATAATGGTGATTAATTATTTTTTTTGCCATCCATTCTATTAACTCATCATCTACAGCTGTAATTTCAGTAAGTTCCCTGTGGCATTTCATATAGGAATCTGGCAAATCATTTGCAGCAAGCCATTTCCCATAAGGATGTGAATTATCTGGATGCTTCCCAATTAACAGTTCTTGTTTCGTCATAATTTTTAGTTTAAAACAAAGGAAAAATCATTTTACTGCTTTAAAACTGGCAGAAACAGTATTGTAGTAGCGCAATCCAGCTACATATTCTGTTGCTCTGTACAATTTCAAGTATTACTCTAACACAAATGTAATTAATGTTTTTGACGGTTACAAGTTAATCTGAATTTATTAGAAGGCTTGGTATTAATTGGAGGGTACTAAAAAACTTTTTATAGAAAATTACCCCTCTACTGATAGTTCTGAGAAGAGTAAAATCTGATTTTTGGGGTGCCCTTCATTATATTGTTTACCTATAAATATCTTTTTGAAAAGAATGGTAACTACTGCTATTTTTCTTTCTACCTTAAAGGAAGAAAAAAAGCATTCTGTAAATCGACATTGATACTAAGTAAGTTACAAAGAAAATATGGGGCTGGCGGTTACCGTCAGCCCTATTTTTTCATGCCCAATTTTGAAAACTTTGCAACCGAAGAAAGAAAAATAACCCATTGGAACAAAGGAATATTTTATGGAAGAGAACAGAAATGATATTGAGATACTCAAAGCAATGATAAAGGAAAACTTTGAGGAACAACGAAAACTGATTGCCAAGCTGGAAACGGCTCTGGAAGCAGTAACCAGTTTCAACGGCAAGCAAATGCTGGACAGCCGGGATATGCGCCTGATGCTGAAAGTATGCGACCGGACACTGATCCGCTGGCGTAATTCCGGCAAACTCCCATTTTTCAAACTCAGCGGCAAGATTTACTTCTGGGCTTCTGACGTATATAAATTCCTGAGAGAAGAATGTCTAAACGAAGATTTCATATCCGATTCTATTAACTCATAAATAAAAATTCACATGGAAAATCAAGCTAAAGTAATCGTCATAGAACGAAACAAATTCGCATCACTTGTCAAATCACACCGCAAATGTCTTCAGATGCTGAACATCCTGACCTACATCTACACAGTTAAGGAAGTAAGCCTGACCCTGACCTTGCAGGAAATCTGTGAAGTCCTGCACATGACTCCCGAGGAAGTGGAGATACAGCGACAGAAAGGATATATCCGCTTCACGACACAGAAAGGGATGACCGTCTATGAAATCACGGACCTGCTCCGATTGGAGAATATGCTGGAGATGGGGAGTGTCTATCGTAAGATCGACAAAAAAGTAATGAATCTCGAACCTCTAAATAATGAATAAACAATGAAAGAAGAAGAGCAAGACAAGAAACAGCGGAAGCGTCTGGTACACGCTTCTCTGTTTAGTGGATTCGGCGCCCCAGACCTGGCTGCCGAATGAATGGGATGGCAGAATGCCTTCCATTGTGAGATAGACGATTTTTGTAATACCATTTTAAATTACTGGTTTAAAGATGCAAAAAGTTATACAGATGTCGCAACGACAGATTTCAGAGAATGGAGAGGAAAAATCAATGTCCTTACAGGAGGTTTTCCTTGTCAACCATTCTCTGTCGCAGGCCAAAGAAAAGGAGCGGATGATAACCGTTACCTCTGGCCTCATATGCTCAGGGCCATACATGAGATCAGGCCCGATTGGGTCATTGGTGAGAACGTTGCTGGCATCCTCACGATGGTACAGCCCGGCCAGGAGACTGAAGTGGGAAGTCAGTCCACTCTATTCGGAGAGAGTGAGCCTGTATTTAAAAGACGGCAGCAATATGTTGTTGAAACCATTTGCCGTGATCTTGAACGTGAAGGATATTCCGTCCAGCCGGTACTTATACCGGCTTGTGCCGTCGGAGCTCCCCACCGCCGGGACCGGGTATGGTTTATTGCCCACCGTGACAGCCCAGGATTACAAGCGCAGGGGACCGAACAGCCGCCAGCAGGGATTGCCGGAGATGATCCATGAAATACTCCTTCCCACTCCATTGGCTACGGAGATACACCATCCGGAAAGGGTTCACAAATGGAAACAGGCCCATGCTCCATCCCTGCACAGCCAGCTCAAAGGGGAGAAGAAACCCAACGGATTGAGCGACTTTCTGGACTTTTACGGGATGCTGCTGCCCACCCCGGTAGCCAGCGATGCCGGTGTGGGTGCGGTAATGGGGAAAAACGACAAGATCATAGTGACACCGAAAGGAAAGGTGAGAAAGATCAATCAGAAAGGCCATGTCTGGAGTGTAGGGCTTGGGAGGATGGCGGAGCTTCTGCCCACTCCGACAGCGAGGGACTGGAAGGGCGCGGCAAGCCCGGAAAGTCTGGAGAAGAGAGGCCGGATACCGGAAAAGAACAGCCTGCCCGATTTCTTCGCCCGGACTGGAAAGAGTTTCCAGCTGAATCCCCTGTTTGTAGCCGAGATGATGGGCTTCCCCCCCGACTGGACGGTATCTCCTTTTCTCGGTGAAGACAGGCATCCATTAAAGGATACGGGAACGCTATCGTCCCCCAGGTAGTCTACGAGATATTTAAAGCAATAGAAGAAACCTATAAATTAAACAGTCATGAATAAAGTATCAATATTTGAACATCCTGAGTTCGGACGCATCCGGACACTGGAAATTGACGGGAAAATATGGTTCTGCGCCTCAGATGTTGCCGCCGCACTTGGCTACTCCAATCCGAGAGATGCCGTCGTAAGACATTGTAAACCAATGGGCGTCGTGGTTTACGACACCCCTACACGCAGTGCCGTCCAGAAAATCAAGTACATCAGCGAAGGGAACGTATACCGGCTGATTGCCGGTAGCAAGCTGCCTTCCGCTGAGAAATTCGAAAGCTGGATATTTGATGAACTGGTTC